CAGATTATGTATTGTATGAAATCAAATGATATTGTTATAAAGTATGAACTCGATAGAAACGAAGAGGAGTATAATAGCCGCTGGGCACAAAGCAATTAAAGAATTAGTAAAGGTAGCAGAGGAAAAGATCGTTGACTCAGAGGAAGATATATCAGCTGACAGACTTAAAAATGCTGCCGCTACTAAGAAGCTTTGTATATTAGATGCTTTTGAAATATTAAATAGGATACAGGAAGAAGAAAGTATGATTAACGAAGCAACTAAAACTTCGGATAAACCTGTATTTAAAGGCTTTGCGGAAGGGAGATCTAAATAATGGCTTATAAACAAAAATTATATAGTATAGTCAAAGACTATATTAGACCCCAAGCGATTAAAAAGAAAAACCGTTATTCAAAATGGGAGTATGGCTATGACAAAGAACATGATGTTGTTGTTATAAGCAAAACCGGAAAAATAGGTGATATATATTTAATAAGCGGAGTGCATATTGCATTACCGTTATTACAAGACAAACCTGACAAAGGTGTAAATAAGTGGAAAGCCAAAGCTTATCCAAAAGAATTAAGTAAAATAAAAAGCGAAGCTGATTGGGTTAAATATCCAAATGCTTTCAAAGAAAAATGGCATGGGTATATTGATGAAGAGTTTAACAGGCGCGAAGAAGGTTTTTGGTTTTATAATCAAAATAAGCCTACTTACATTACTGGTACTCACTACATGTACTTGCAGTGGTCCAAAATTGACGTTGGGCAACCTGACTTTAGGGAATCAAACAGATTATTCTACATATTCTGGGAAGCTTGCAAAGCAGACAGCAGATGCTACGGCATGTGCTACCTTAAGAATAGAAGATCAGGATTTTCTTTCATGGCTTCCGGCGAGACAGTTAACCAAGCAACAATATCTTCGGATGCTCGATTTGGTATATTGTCCAAATCTGGACCCGATGCAAAGAAGATGTTTACAGACAAAGTTGTACCAATATCGGTTAACTATCCATTCTTCTTTAAACCAATCCAGGATGGGATGGACCGTCCAAAAACAGAACTTGCATACAGGGTTCCCGCCTCCAAATTCACAAGAAGGAAACTTGACGCCAACGCGGTACCAGAAGAAATCACCGGCCTTGACACAACGGTCGACTGGAAAAACACAGGTGACAACTCGTACGATGGTGAAAAACTAAAACTATTAGTCCACGACGAAAGCGGTAAATGGGAAAGACCTACAAACATACTTAATAACTGGCGAGTAACTAAAACTTGTTTAAGATTAGGTAGTAGGGTTATTGGTAAGTGTATGATGGGATCTACATCTAACTCTTTAGATAAAGGAGGCAAAAACTTTAAAAAATTATACGATAGTTCTGACGTAACAAATAGGAACAAAAATGGCCAAACAAAAAGTGGTTTATATAAATTGTTTATTCCAATGGAATGGAATTACGAAGGATTTATAGACGAATACGGTTGGCCTGTGTTTGAAACGCCAAAAAAAGAAACAGAGGGGCCTCACGGAACCTCTATTGAGGAGGGCGTTATTAATCACTGGGAAAATGAAGTTGAAGGTTTAAAAGACGATCCGGATGCATTAAACGAATATTATCGTCAATTTCCAAGAACAGAACAGCATGCGTTCAGAGATGAATCAAAACAATCTATATTTAACTTAACAAAGATATATCAACAAATAGATTATAACGAAGAGTTAAGAAACAATACGATGGTTACGCAAGGTAACTTCCAATGGAAAAACGGTATAAAGGATACTGAGGTAATATTTTATCCTAACAAAGATGGCAGATTTTATATTACATGGGTGCCTAACCAAGAACAGCAAAACAATATAATAATAAAAAATGGTATTAAATATCCAGGAAATGAGCACATGGGTGCCTTTGGTTGTGACAGTTACGATATTAGTGGTGTCGTTGGCGGCGGCGGCTCTAACGGAGCTTTACACGGATTAACTAAGTTTTCAATGGAGGATGTCCCTCCAAATCATTTCTTTTTAGAATATATTGCAAGGCCTTCTACAGCTGAAATGTTTTTTGAAGATGTATTAATGGCTATGGTATTCTACGGAATGCCTATACTTGCGGAAAACAACAAGCCGCGATTACTTTATTATATAAGAAGAAGAGGTTATAGAGGTTACTCTATGAATAGACCAGACAGAACATATAATAAGTTATCAGTGTCAGAAAGAGAAGTAGGAGGAATACCTAATTCAAGTGAAGATATAAAACAAGCGCATGCATCTGCTATTGAAACCTATATAGAAGATTTTGTAGGAGAAAAAGTAGACGGTTATGGAGATGTTTATTTGCAAAGAACATTACAAGATTGGGCTAGGTTTGACATAAATAACAGAACGAAGCATGATGCGTCTATAAGTTCAGGGCTAGCCTTAATGGCTTGCAATAAACACAGGTATACACCTAGAGCAGCAATGCAAAAAAAGGTATACACCTTAGGATTTAAAAAATACAATAACGAGGGAGCTACTTCAAAAATAATATAATAAATGAACGTAAGTACAAATACTAATAGCCCATTTCCTGATCAGGTAGTTAGCGATGCCGAAAAAGCTACGCTAGAATACGGACTACAAGTGTCAAGAGCTATTGAGCAGGAGTGGTTTAATTATGGAGGAGCCGGATCAAACAGATATTCTGTTAATTGGAATAGCTTTCATAATCTTAGGCTATATGCCAGAGGTGAACAAAGCGTGCAAAAGTACAAAGATGAATTAGCTATTAACGGTGATTTATCTTATCTTAATTTAGATTGGAAGCCAGTCCCAATACTTTCAAAGTTTTCAAATATTGTTGCTAATGGTATTACACAAAAACAATACGATTTATCCGCCTATTCTCAAGATCCGCAGTCTTTAAAGAAAAGAACTAAATACGCGGAAAATATTCTATTTGATATGTTGACAATAGAGACCCGTGCTAAAGCCAGTGAAGTTATTCCCATGGATCTAAGTAGGTCAGGAATACCGGATAGCGCTTTACCGGAATCAATGGAAGAAAGAGATCTTCACATGCAGCTTAGGTACAAGCCAGCGATAGAAATTGCGGAGGAAGAAGCAATTAACACAGTATTGGCTACAAATGAGTACGACTTGGTAAGAGCTAGGGTAAATCAAGATCTAGTTAACATAGGGATAGGCATAACAAAAACGTCGTTTAACCCAGCCGAAGGTATTGTGGTTGATTACGTGGATCCGGCGTATTGTGTTTGGTCCTATACGGAAGATCCGCATTTTGAGGACATATATTATGTAGGAGAAGTAAAATCTATAACCATACCAGAACTTAAAAAAGAGTTTCCTTATATATCTAATGAGCAGCTAGAAAAAATTCAAAAGTTTCCAGGAAACAAAAGAATGATTCAAGGGTTTGAAAATTATGACAATAATACTGTTCAAGTATTATATTTCGAATATAAAACCTATGCTGATCAGGTATTTAAAATAAAAAAGACAGATAGCGGCTTAGAAAAAGCTATTGAAAAAACAGATCTATTTAATCCTCCTCCAAACGATAATTTTGAAAGAGTGGCGAGATCTATTGAGGTGTTGTATGAAGGAGCTAAAGTTATAGGTACTGATATAATGCTTAAATGGAATATGTCGGAAAATATGACTAGGCCGTTAGCTGATACCACCAGAGTAGAAATGAGTTACTCAATGTGCGCTCCCCGGATGTATAAAGGAGTTATACAATCGCTTATAAGTAAGTGTGTAGGATTTGCAGATGTTATACAATTAACTCATTTGAAAATACAGCAAGTATTGGCTAGAATGGTTCCGGACGGGGTGTTTTTAGATGTAGATGGATTAGCGGAGGTTGATTTAGGCAATGGTACGAACTACAACCCTCAGGAGGCATTGAATATGTATTTTCAAACAGGTTCGGTTGTTGGTAGATCAATGACACAAGAAGGGGATATGAACAGGGGTAAAGTTCCTATACAGGAATTATCAAGTTCATCAGGCATAGGCAAGATACAGGCGTTGATTACTGCATACAATTATAATATGCAAATGATTAGGGATGTAACGGGTTTAAATGAAGCGCGTGATGGCAGTATGCCAAATCCAGATTCTTTAGTTGGACTTCAAAAAATGGCTGCCAACGCGTCTAATACCGCTACAAAGCATATACAAGATGCCAGTATACAATTAACTTTAAGTACTTGCGAAAATATTTCTTTAAAAATAAATGACGTTTTAAATTTTCCATTAACAAAAAATTCGTTAATGAACAGTGTATCTACGTTTAATGTAGAAACCCTAAGAGAAATTGAAAATCTTAATTTACATGATTTTGGTATATTTTTAGAAATGGAACCAGATGAAGAAGAAAGAGCAGAGCTGCAAAAAAACATACAGATATGCTTGCAAACAAAGGAAATTGATATTGAAGATTCAATAGATATTAATCAAATTAAAAACCTTAAGCTGGCTAATGAAATGCTAAAGGTAAAAAGGAAAAAAAGGCAGCAAAGGGAACAAGCATTAGTGCAGCAAAATATTCAAGCACAGGCGCAGGCAAATGCGCAGTCTGCCGAAAAAGCCGCGATGGCTGAGGTGCAAAAACAACAAGCGCTAACCGCTGAAAAAGTTTCAATAGAGCAAGCAAAATCAAATTTTGAAATGCAAAGAATGCAAGCTGAAGCGCAAATTAAAAAAGAGCTAATGGCCACTGAGTTCCAATATAACTTACAATTAGAACAAATAAAGTCTCAACAAATAAAAGCCAAAGAAGATAATGCAGATGCTGCCAAGGCAAAAAGAATAGAAAAAGAAGGCACGCAGCAAAGCCAAATGATAGAGCAAAGACAATCTAGAGGCATGCCTAAGGACTTTGAGAACGGCGGGCAGGGAGCTATGGGTGGTATGGACATGTCGCAGTTCATGCCCCAATAAACAAGTATTTAATAATTATATAATATCATATCATGAGTGAAAAAACAGAAGGATCTTTTAAGATCAAGTCTAAGCCAAAGCTAACTGAAGAGCAATTAGCGGCTAAAAACAGGGAACCTTTAATAGACATTCCCAGTAACGTAACAAAAGTAGTAATTCCTAAAGAACCACAAGATGCCACTCAAGAGCCAAGCTCAAAGGAAGTGGATGTACATAAATCTTCTGAAGATAGCAAAAAAATGGTCGAAGAAGTATCCGAGCCAGTTATCAAGGAAATTACCGAAGAAAGTAAAAAAGAAGAAGAAATAAAGCAAGAGCCCTTAGTTCAACAACCCGCATTACCAGAAAATATTACTAAGCTAGTATCATTTATGGAAGAAACAGGGGGTACTATGCAGGATTACATTCGACTAAATACTAATTACGACGATGTAGATCGTGACGTTTTAGTCAAAGAATATTATAAGAACACTAAATCTCATTTAAGTGCAGAGGAAATCGATTTTATGCTCGATGATAACTTTGCGTTTGATGAAGAAGTAGATGAGGAGCGAGACATCCGAAGAAAAAAACTCGCATATAAAGAGGAGGTTGCAAAAGCCCGTAAGTTTTTGAATGACACTAAAGATAAGTATTATGATGAGATCAAGTTGAACTCGCCTAAATTATCTGGAAATCAACAAGAAGCTTCGGATTTTTTTAATCGATATAAAGAGGACCAGGAAAGAAACGTCGCTAATCACGAAAAGTTTAAAGCCAGCACTAATCAATTACTTAACAACGAATTCGAAGGTTTCGATTTTAATTTAGGTGAAAAGAAATTTAGATATGGTATACAAAACCCTTCGCAGATAGCAGAAAAGCAATCAGACATCAGTAATTTTATAGGGAAGTTCCTTGGAAAAGATGGTACGATTGAAGATACTGCAGGGTATCACAAAGCGTTGTATGCAGGTGCAAATGCTGATAAAATAGCAAATCACTTTTACGAGCAAGGCAAAGCAGATGCTATTAGAGATGTTGTGAACAAATCTAATAACACATCCAGTTCAGCTAGAAAAGCTGCGCCGGTGGACGGAGCAAGGTTTGGCGCATACAAAGTAAAATCAGTTTCTGGAGCGGACTCAACAAGACTAAAAATTAAAAAGTTTAAAAATTAATAACAATGAGTTTATTACCACAATTTGGGGATATAGTCCCTTCACAATCACAGCAAATACTTAACACTAACTACCTACAATGGACCGCCAATGGAGGAGCTGGTGCAGTGCCTGCTAATTTCGCTGACTTTGCTCAGCAGTATTTACCAGAAATTTATGAAGCAGAAGTAGAGCGTTATGGAAACAGAACGTTAGCTGGATTTCTAAACATGGTTGGCGCTGAAATGCCAATGACTTCTGATCAAGTTATTTGGTCTGAACAAAATCGTTTGCATATTGCTTATGATGATTGTACTTACGCTGGAGGAGCACCTACTGTATTAATTATAGGAGGAGGCGCTACCGCACAAAACGTAATGTCTATTAACGATACAGTTGTTCTTTTGGACACAGTAACAGGAACAGAGGCTAAGGCTGTTGTAACTGCTACTACCCCAGGAGTTGCTGGTGTTGGAAGTGTTACTCTTCAATTCTATAACGGAAACGTATTGAACACTGCTGGATCTGTATTCACATCTGGTGCTATCAAAGTTTTTGTATATGGATCTGATTACTCTAAAGGTACCACTATTGGTGCTGGAGCTGGAAATTCAGCTGCTAGAGTATCTGTAGAGCCTGTGTTATCACAGTTTTCAAACTCTCCAATCATTATTAGAGATCAGTATGTTGTATCTGGATCAGATACTGCGCAAATCGGTTGGGTAAATGTAGCAACAGAAGATGGAACTGACGGATACTTATGGTACCTAAAGGCCGCATCTGAAACTCGTTTACGTTTCCAAGATTACCTAGAAATGGCTATGGTAGAAGGAGAATTAAACACAAATGCAGGAGCAGGTGCTTATCAGGACCTACAGCAGCCAGGAACACAAGGTTTATTTGCAGCTATCCAAGATAGAGGTAATGTAGAAACTGGGTTTACAGCAGCCAACGGACTAACTGAATTTGATGCAATTCTTAAAAACCTAGATACTCAAGGGGCAATTGAAGAGAACATGTTGTTTTTACAACGTCAAACTTCTTTAGATTTTGATGATATGCTAGCTGCAATTTCTAGTGGACAAACTGGTGGAGTTGCTTATGGTTTATTTGAAAATTCAGAAGACATGGCACTTAACTTAGGATTTAGCGGATTCCGTAGAGGATCTTACGATTTCTATAAGACAGATTGGAAATACTTAAATGACGCATCCACTCGTGGAGGAATCACTGGAGTTAATTCAATTGAAGGTGTATTAGTACCAGCTGGAACATCAACTGTTTACGATCAAATTTTAGGAACAAATATCAGACGTCCATTCTTGCACGTACGATACAGAGCTTCTCAAACTGACGACCGTAGAATGAAATCTTGGTTAACAGGATCTGTTGGTGGAGCTAGTACTTCAACTCTTGATGCAATGGAAGTAAACTTCCTATCTGAGAGATGTTTAGTAACGCAAGCTGCTAACAACTTTGTACTATTCAAAGGAATCTAAGGATTCAAATAATGTAGAGATAAGGGTGCCTTCGGGCACTCTTGCTTTACTTTTTAACTATTAAATTATATTATATTATGGCTAATAAAAAACCAGTAGCTAAAAAAGCTACGCAAGTAGAAGAGATTGTAGAAAAAGTTACAATACCTACTATAAAAGAAACAAAAGTAGAGTCTAAACCTCAATGGGAAATTAAGGATAGGATATACTACTTAGTGGGAGACAAATCCCCTTTAACATTAACAATACCAGGAAAGCATACAAGAAAACATTCTTTGTTGTATTTTGACATAGAAAACGGGAAGCAAAAAGAACTTAGATATGCTACTAACCATGACTCTCCTTTTAAAGAAGAGCAAGAAGGTGAGGCAACATTAGGGCATATAATGTTTAGAAATGGTGACTTAAAAGTACCAAAAGAAAAACAAAATTTGCAAAAGCTACTTTCTTTATATCATCCCTTAAAAGGCAGGCTATATCAAGAATTTGACGCAGTTGAAGAAGCTTATGATGATTTAGAACTACTAGATATACAAACAGATGCAGCTGTGTTTGCCAGAGAAATGGATATTGACGATGCCGAGGCTATACTGCGAGTTGAAATGGGTACTTCGGTAAACAAATTATCTTCTAAGGAAATAAAAAGAGACCTAAGATTATTCGCAAGAAGCAATCCTTATTTATTCTTAGAGTTAGCTCAGGATGAAAATGTAGGACTTAGGAATACAGCTATTAAAGCAGCAGAAGCTGGCATTATTGCTTTATCTCAAGATCAAAGAACATTTTCTTGGGCCTCTAATGGAAGAAAGCTAATGAATGTGCCGTTTGATGAAAACCCATATTCAGCAATGGCAGCTTATTTCAAAACCGACGAAGGTGGAGAAGTATTTAGATCTATAGAAAAAAAGATTAATTAGTAGTTTTTAAAAAAACTATGTGATTATATTATAGATGGTGAATTAATTTTAGCCGGCTTCATCACTGGGGCCGGTTAATATTTATAATAAAAAGAAATAAAATGGCAGTAAATGTAGATATAGTTTATAAAACAGTATTACTTATTCTGAATAAAGAGCAAAGAGGTAATTTAACTCCGGATGAATTCAATAAGGTTGCTACTCAAGTGCAGTTGGAGATATTCGAGAGCTACTTTGATACGCTTAATCAGCAATTACGTAGACCAGATAATGATACAGAGTATGGAGATCGCATTAAGAATGTAGATAATAATATAGCTGTATTTAAAGCATACGGTAATGCAACTTATGTGCCAGCAGGAAAGTATTTTACTTTACCAGTAATTTCAAGTTCTTTAACGCCTTCACCTACTCAATCGATTACGGGAAACGGAATTTCTATATCATTTCCTTTTACAACAATATCTTCTTCCCAATTACAAACCAGCGTGATTACAGCTACAATAAATGGGGTGTCAACAACGGCATTTACCATAAGCGGGGCTAACGTTGTATTTGATTCTATACCAGCTTTAAATGATGCGATAATTGTTACAGCTGCTCCAGAAAACTTTTATAAGTTAGGTACAGTAATATATAAAGATTCTAACGAAGCGCAGCTATCTCAGCGCAACGAGCTTCTATACTTAAACAGCAATCCTTTAGTAGCTCCCACGGAAACATATCCCATATATTTATATGAGAATCATAAATTATACTTGTACCCGCAAACTATTACATCGGATATAAGTATTAGTTACTTAAGAAAACCCGTGGACGTAATTTGGAACTTCACAATACCATCGGGTCAAAACTATTACCAATACAATCCAACTAACTCAATTAATTTTGAGTTATCAAAAACAGAGCAAGCAAATATTATTTTAAAAATATTGCTTTATTCAGGAGTTGTAATACGAGATCCTTCGATAATAAACGTAGCAGCACAGCAAGTGCAACAAGAAAATCAACGCTCAATAATGTAAGATATGCCTATACCTAATGGCGGTTTAATAACCGAAACTAACGAACAATACTACGCTGGAGCACAGCGATTTTTACTAGGAGCAGAATCTAAAGTAACAACTACATTTAATACAGATTTAGTTTTTGGTTCTTACGATCCCTCAGATCCTAACTATGCGTTGAATAATTTTAAAGTTTACATAAGTGCTGATGGATTACCAGGTAATTATGACGAATTTACGGGTTCGTATACTGTAACGGGTAATACCATAGAATTTACAGGGGCTACCGCACCTGGAGCCGGAAAATACATAGCTGTACAATTAAAAATGCTGAGTGGCGGTGCTTTTGGAACAAAGCAAGCTTACGGGGACACAGTGCAGCAAAATTATGGCGGCTATTCATACACGTCTTTGAACGATGTTATTAACGGATTTATTGCAACGTATGTAGGTGAGCATAAATTAATAGGTGACGTAAAAAGGACCGATGTTATATTCCACGCTAAAAGAGGATTACAAGAGTTTAGCTATGATACATTGAAAAGCGTTAAGTCTCAGGAACTTACAATACCACCAAGTCTAAGCGTTATAATACCGCAAGATTACGTAAACTATACGGCTATATCTTATATAGACCAATTAGGAGCTAAGCATCCAATATATCCCGCTAATAATCTAACAACTAGCCCTTATGAAGTGCCGTTGCAAGATAACGCAGGTCAGCCTACGCAAGATAACTTCGGGGATAACCTAGAGGGAACATCGGTAACTAATGAAAGATGGGCGGAAGCAAATGACCGTTTACTTAACGGAAACATAAACGCATACGACTATCAGGCATACGACAATTACTTAACAGGTAACGCATTTTACGGGCAAAGATACGGCAACGACCCACAAAATGCTCAAAGAAATGGTTGGTTTAATATGAATGAAAGAGATGGTACAATAGCTTTTTCCTCAAATTTAAAAGACCGATTAATAGTGCTTGAGTATATATCTGATGGATTAGCGTATGATTTGGATTCTAGGATACCTAAGATGGCCGAGGATGCATTATATGCTCATATACTATATTCTATATTAGCTGGAAGAATTAATCAACCAGAGTACGTTATACAGCGTTTAAAACGCGATAGAGCAGCTAAGTTAAGAAATGCTAAGATAAGATTATCTAACATTAAACTATCAGAGATAGTTCAGGTTATGAGAGGCAAGTCTAAATGGATTAAATCATAACAATATGCACCATAACTTTTCAAAAAACTTTTTAAACAAAAATCCCTTAAAGCCAACCTCTACTACAAAAAGTATTGAAGGCGAGGCAGTGCACCGCCTTCCAACAAAAAGTATTGAAGGCAAGGCAGAGGAGTTTTTACAATTTCCCCAAGAAAAAGGAAGAAAAAGAACCGATAAGTATTTAAACATTGCAGAGGGACAAGAGCAAAATAGCGTTCAGTATGGGGATGCCGCGCGACATTTTTTAGTAGCAGACGAAACATCTAGGTCTATCCAAGACAAGTTTGGTATTTTTAAAAACTCAGGGCTGTCTAAGATGACTGGATTTATTGGAGCTAATGCTGGGGGTATAATACACGAAGTTAAAAATTTAAAAGACGGAAGGCCCTTTATGGAATCCGTAGAAGACGTAGCAAATAATTTAGCGGGATCACTGGCTTCTGTTTTTTCAAGAAACACTAGCGAAAAAATATTAGATTTTTACAAAAAAATAGCTCCTGACGGAAAAGTAAAAAATTAAAATAAATGGCACAAGAAATTAAAAACACATTTCTAAAATCCAAGATGAATAAAGATCTTGATGATAGAATATTGCCTAACGGCGAATATAGGGATGCTCGGAATATATCAGTTGGTAGATCCGAAGATAGCGATGTCGGTGCTTTAGAAAATGTAATTGGAAACAATTTAGTTGCTGGTACTGACATTGAAGATGGATTAACCATTATAGGAATTAAAGAAAGTAATTCTTTAAATCAACTTTTTGTGTTTTTAACAGACTACGAAGATCCCAATCCTCTCAACCCTACTAATGCTCCTTCTACTTCAAAGCATTATATTTATTCATACAATAATACAACAGGAGCATACACTAGATTAGTGCAAGGTGAATTTTTAAATTTTTCGACTACAAATAGAATAATAGGCATAAATTTAATTGAAAATTTATTATTTTGGACAGACAATAGAAATCAGCCTAGAAAAATAAATATTGATGTGGCAAGGGCTTTTAAACCAGGAGGTTTATCTACCCGTCAAGGAGATTATTATACAGAAGAACATCAAATATCTGTTGCAAAGTACAATCCATATCAACCCATAAATCTTTATAATAGGGCTGATTTAAAAGTAAGAGCAGGCGCCACAACCACTACTTTTACTTTAGAAGGCACAAGCAGAGCAGAACTTATTGAATTTATAGGGGCAACAGTTGTTTGTACAGAAACAAGTCCTCCAACGCAAGGCGTTGATTTTGTTGAGGTTGTTAATGTCACTAATTCTTTCGCTCAACCTAATATTGTAACCGTAACTGTTTCGCCGGCAATGCAAGCGGCACCTGCAACGGGAGATTTCGTTTCTCTTATAAAGTCCACAATGACAAATAAGAACGACGATGCCCAGTGGCCTGGTGATCCAGACTATTTAGAAGACAGATTTGTTAGGTTTAGCTATAGGTTTAAATTTGACGATAATGAATACTCCTTAATGGCACCTTTTACGCAAATAGCGTATATCCCAAAACAAAAAGGGTATTTTATTAACGGCGATGAAGATGCTGCTTATCAATCTACTATAGTTGGCTTCATGGAAAACATGGTTCAAAATATAGGTTTGGTTATCCCTCTACCTACGTCCGCTAGTAAAATGATAGCTGATTATAAAATTAGCGGTGTAGAAATATTATTTAGAGAAAGTGATGGTCTTGCTGTAAAAGTACTTGAAAAAATTTCAGCAAATCAAATTGCAGGAGCAAGTGGAATAGATAATTATTACACATACGAGTATCAATCAAGGAAACCATACAGAACTTTACCTGAAGCTCAAACGGTAAGGGTTTATGATAAGGTACCGGTTAGAGCATTTTCTCAAGAATCAGCGGGTAATAGAATTATATATGGTAATTTTAGAGATCAACATACTCCTCCCCCGAATATAAATTATAATTGTAGAATAACTAAAAAATCTACAACTGGTGCATATAATAACTGGATAGAGTACCCTAATCATTCTGTAAAAAGAAATAGAAATTATCAAGTAGGGTTTGTTTTAGCAGATAAGTTCGGAAGACAATCCCCGGTTTTGCTTTCATCAATAGGAGCGGGTAGCGAAAACAATGGTACATTTTATTCTGGGTCCACAATATATAGCCCTTATGATTTGCTAAAAACAGACACAGATGTAGACACTTGGTTTGGAGACGCAATACAGGTATTAGTAAATTCGCCCATTGAATCAGAAATAAATAGTGCTGCAGGAACACCTGGTCTTTATGCTTTAAAGCAGCAAAATGCTTCTACGGGAGAAGGGTTTGCTGTAACAGCAGGTCTTGTAGCTTCAGGCGTTTCTCCTATAACGGATACTACTTGGACGTTTTTTTTAAAAAATACTACCTATCCAAACAACGTAAATATTCCTCAAGAGGGCGATTATTTAAGAGGAGCTCGTCAAGACTTTGTTAAAGTCACAGGCATAACTAATCCAACATCTAATTACTATATCGTTACCACGGACGGCAGAGTAAGTGATACTTACTTAAGAACTTTAAATTTGCCCCCTGACACACCTGATTTAAAATTTGCTTACACTATAAACGATTTAGGGTGGTACAGCTATAAAATAGTTGTAAAGCAAACCGAACAAGATTATTATAATGTTTATTTGCCGGGAATACTTAACGGATACCCTGGACAGAGTACTGCGGGGGTGGCGGAAGGACCTTTTCCAACAGACGAGGTAAATCTTACTGCGCATACTGTTTTATTTAATGATAACATAAATAAAATTCCTAGAGATCTAGCCGAAGTAGGTCCTGATCAAAAACAATTTAGAAGTTCAGCAACTCTTTATGGTATTGTTTCTAATACGATGGTTAATGTATCAGGAACTGGTACTCCTTCTAATACACAATATTATCCAAGGCTTCAGTCTATGGGCCCAAATGCTATTTCGCATACATCGACAGCTATTGCCGCAGCGAATGAATTTGATATGGCTTTTAGCGATCTTTCTTCAACAACCGCAACAGACCCTGATATGGTAGGGGGTGATAATGGAAAGCTAGTTTTTTATCAGATAGATACAAAACCATTAATAGCAAGAATATCTACCACAGATAAGCCAATAGGGCAAGAGAACACTACAACAGGAACAGGGGCTCCATACAATATGCTTCCTTATTTAGCTATTTATGAAACAGAAGCAGTGGAATCTCTTCTGGATATTTATTGGGAAACCACTTCATCTGGATTGATAGTTGATCTAAATCAAGATGTGGCTTCAACAAATGTTGGTGTAGTTGGTTTTGAAAACCTCAATTGGGAATTTAAAGAAGATACTACACAAGGTCAGGCTGTTACTCCTTCGTATTTTAGTCCTATAAATAACGAAGGTGATCCTTACATTGGGGATTTAACTCCTTCTTTAACTGACATAAGAAACGGAGATAATTTAGAAAACACTGATTTTGATATTGTAAAAGGAACTGTAGGTACTATCAATGAAGGAAAATTTCAAATTATATATACAAAGACCACTTCCCCTATTTATGAAGCAGCTAGCCCTACAAGAGATGTTTATTCTTTTGAAGTAACTCTTACTCCACCAACTGGAGAACCTTTTGTAATACAGCTTAATGGTGTAGAAGGAGGTTTTGGGGCTTTAGAAAACATTCAACCAACAATAAACCAACCCGGCAATATAATTAACGCTACGCCTTCCACGGCAACGTTAATATCTGAGAGCGATATTGATGGTTTATGGCCCGAGAACGGTAGTGCTACAGCAGATGGTCATAGAGTAGGGCTTCGGTTTTTCCTAAGAAGAGACACAAGTGCTGGTGTAGTTAGTAACGAGATTCCCGCAAACTGGTCAATGAATGAAACTACGGGAAAATTGACCCAGAATACCCCAAGCAACGAGTTTGAGGGCAACGGGCTAGCCACATACAGGGTAAGACTAATAGTAACTGACGCCTTTGGATCAATTACTTCACCTATGCAGTCTGAAGGGTATTCTGCTCTTAGGACGGAAGTAAATTTCAGTATAACACTAATCCCTACCCCGTTAAACGGCGAAGTAACAGCCGGAAGGATTTGTGTGGTAGATAATAGTAACTCTGGAATACCTGCTAAAATTACACAAACCGAATTTAACAATCAAGTCTCTAACCAAATTAATGGAGCTCCTCCTGCTTTTCCGGATGGTTCTTTCGGACATTGGAAATGGGGTATACCTTATCCTTATGGTCCTTCAGGGAGAATAGGTAGCCATACAACGGGATGTATTTATTATATAGGAGCCAGCAACCCAATGGCTAATGGTGCGGGGTCTGGAGCTCAGAATCAAATACTTAGTCATGCTAAAGGGCTTGATACAGATTTTAGTAATAGCACCAACACCCCTGTTTTTTATCACAAGATAGGAACTGGTCCGCATCGAAGTGGCGTAATACATTTTACAATTAATACTTTCTCTCCTAATAGGCCTACAAGAGTACCTAATGTATTTCTTGTACCAAATGCAAGGTTTTACTATAGACAGCCCACAGAAGGAAATGACAATCCTAATTGGGAGTTATTAGGAAGAAGTTCAGAAATGAATCAGGTTGGAAGCGCAACGAATACGAATTTTGGACGCTATAATGACGCACCTGCGTTAGAAACTACCTTTACCTATAGCACCGCCTTGAACGAATTTGAAGTTCCTATCCCTCCTAATGAAGGTGTGTTTAGGGCTGTAAGCAATTCAGAAGACCTTCAGAACGTATGGGTGCAGACCATGAGGGCATTTGATTTTAACGATTTATATGATTCTACTTTAGACGGTGCTAGTTCATCTGCGGGTATTGAGTACGCAATAGTTCTTACTGGGCAACAACAATGCAGCCCCCAAGCTGATGGAGATGCTCAAACCACTAATGGGGGTATCTGCAGATCTTATGTGATAGCTGACGATTTGAATTATCCTACATGCGCGGTATGGCAAAATAAAAACCTTTATGCCTTAAACGGAAATCAGCCTGGAAAACTGTTTAAGTATGACACTGCCAAAGTTGGAACTGATAGTGACACTGCTTGGAGATACATAAATGACCCCAGTGCTTCTTCAACCTACCAGGCCAGATTTGCTAGAAGCCCTTACGGTGATTACGTAACTGAGTTATACACAGATGCTACAAGTAATGTTTTGTTTATACCCACAGCGGAAACTAATAAGTACGTGAACATTAAATTAAATAGAGTCAATTTATCCCCTGTTCCAAATCGATATAATAACTTAGTAGATACAGACAAATATGGAAATAATGTTCCAGGGCAAACTACTATATATCAAGACCTGCAATTTAATGTAGCTTTTTCACCTTTAACAGGCAGAAAGGAACCTAGTTTGCTTAGTAACGCAGGAGTAGCTGGAATAAGGGTGTTTGAAGAAGAGAGCGCAGAATTTAATCATTTACAAAACTACAGAAATAAGGGAACTTTAAGAGTAGCTAAACCACTTAATCCATAGAATAAATGGCAGCAATAATAGAATTAAAATACTTTAATACGTTTTGGCTTAAAAAAATTAAATCAATTACAGATGTTACGCCGGGACAGGTTGCTCAAATATATCCAACAAATGGTTGGAATGCGGCTACTAAAACAATGATCCTTTCTACTTTGTGGGCAGAAAGTCTTGTTAATGTAGGGCAAGAGACTACAGTTAATTATACTGAGGCAGGAATAGAATATACATGGACAAGTTATGTAGTATCCTTAGACAATAGTAATGCTACTACCCGGATTGTGCTAAACGATTTGCCCCCTGTGCCGTTCACTAATAGTCCAGTAACAACTGTGTTATTAGGTAAAATTATTAATTTTGATAATATACCTCAAGCCTATATAGCCACAGCAGATGTGGATACGGATTGGTTATTAGAAGAATCTAGAATACGAGGAGGGTACAATAATACAAGTGTAGATCTTGGGGTTAAGGCATATTTAGTAGAAGAGGATCCTAGGCAAAAACATAGATTTAGTTCACTTATACACTCCGGCATATTTAATTCTAGAACAAATGTTAATCAAACAAATCAATTTTCAGTTGGTGAAGACATAACTCGTACAATTGACCCCGCTAATGGGTCTATACAAAAATTATATGCGGAAGATACTAACCTAATTATTTTTCAAGAAAACAAGGTAAGTAAATCTTTAATTGACAAGGACGCAATATATTCAGCAGAAGGAAATGCTAGCGTTACTAGCCGTAATTTAGTTATTGGACAAAATGTGGCTTATGCAGGCGAATATGGCATAAGCAAAGACCCCGAATCATTTGCAGTTAATGGATACAGAAAGTACTTTACCGACAGGAACCAAAATGTTGTATGCAGATTATCTATGGACGGTATTACCGTTATATCTAGCTACGGTATGACAGACTTTTTTAGAGATAAGCTTTCTACTGCTAAAAATAATTTAATAGGTGGTTGGGATGCACATAACAAGCAATACGTTTTATCTATGCCCCAATCAGATAGTTCTTTTGCCACTGAAAGCAGCTATGACACATTAGCTTTTGATGAAACAGCTAAAGGGTGGGTAAGCTTTTTTAGCTACAGGCCTAATAAAATTATCAGTCTAAACAACAATTATTTTACGGCTTACGAAGGTAAATTATGGAAGCATTATGAAAAACCTCCAAACAACTCGTCAATGGTCCGATTTTATGGAGTAACTTACAGTGCGAGAGTAACCTTTGTCTTCAATGGTGCTCCTTCTATGTCTAAAAACTTCCAAACCATAAATTACGAAGGGGATAACGGCTGGAGCGTTTCTCAATTTCAAACTAATACTGACAT